AGATAGTCAAATGATCTGGTTTGACCTACCTTAAACTCGGTTTAACTTGTACCTCTTACCCCAAGGGGTACAAGCTTTTTTAATCATTGCTACTACTATCACAACTACTTGAGTCTGAGCTCGAATCATCATTAGAACTACATTCATCAGAACGTCTGAAATCATTATCCTGAGATGAGTCACAAGAAGAAGTTGTTGTTGAATATGGCTGGCTATAATCCGTATTATCCTCTGTAGCGTCAGTTCTCTTTGCAAAAAAGAATAATAAAACCAACCTATTGCTATCCTAATCCTTATGACAAACTATAGCGTAAATTTGTTTTAAAAATGATGGGCATTAAAAAAGCCCGATTTACGGGCTTTTCTACAACCTTGAACATTTTTAAAAACAATCTGAATCGTCTCGTTCGTTGTTAGCTGTGTATTTAGGTTGTCATATCTTTATTCATTTGGGTAAGATTTCTCTTAAATCCCAAATAGTATATGACTTCCTTATTGATTAAATTATCACCAACATTAAGGTTAGTCAAGATTCTAATATCTGATAAAATTGTTCAAGTATAATTAGTATAAGAAACTCATTCTACATTGCAATTCAAGCGAGTTATTCTTCTAAGCAATTATTTGTGATATTAATAAAAAAGCCCTAAATTTTCTCATTTTAGGGCTTTTTTATTAATATCTTGGTAGGTATATCCAGACTCGAACTGGAGACCTCTACGATGTCAAGGACAGTCTATTTTATTTAATATCAATTATTTAATAATATTTTGACGCAAATTTGTCGCAAATGAATAAAATTAATATATTTCTTTATGATGTATCAGGATGTAATACTCTTAAAAAAAAGGGCAATAAAATGAGATACATCTATTTAAAGAAAGACGGGAAATATCTGCATATCGTTCAATATGAGCATGAAGACTATCAAGACTATAGCGACATCAGTGCAATGTACACACAGCATTATGTGCTAAAAGATGAGCAAGATGGTGCGATAAAATTTGCTGATAAAGACGAAGTAGATAGATTTTTAGTTACAACAGGTCGTAAATTGAAGGGATTTAAACAAGTCAAAGAATAACCGTTTGTCGGATGTTAAATATAATTTTGAATAACACTTGATTGTGACCGCTCACAATGTAATAATAAATCATCAAGACAAGATGGCTAGATCGAAGTCTTGATAACTTAAACATTACTTAGTGAGATATAAAAATGAAAACTTTAGAACAATTTGTGAACGAAAATATTTATGATGAAGATGGTGATCTTGAAATTACAATTCCAAATCGTAGTTTTTATCAAATCTTAGATTCAGAACTTAGTAAAATCACTGGTAAATCTATCAACAGCAGTGAAGATATTAATGCACACTTTTCTACAGAAGAATTTGAACAATTTAAAAGCAATCTTTCTGACCAATTAAGTAAAGAAATCAATGCTTATATACGTGGTGCTTTAGATGTTTTGTACTCTCAATGGGTGAAAGAAATAAGAAAAGAAAATGGAACAGCGAAAGATATTCAAGCATTAAAAGCTGATTTTGATTTTGATATGGCTATTTACAACATTAGAAAACAAGCAAGAGGATGATATTAATGAAAGCGATTACTGTTGAGCAGTCTCGAACTGCAAGCCGTGAATATTTAATATCAGTATTGCAAGATTCTAAAGTAATAATGCGTCGTCACAGTGTAGGAATTGACCCCGCTGGAGCTGCTGCATCTGCATTAGCTTCAGCAATGGGATATGTTGGAGCTTATATAATTATTGCTCCAGAAGATGTCATTAAGCATATTCCTACTGAACTAAGAAGTAGCACAGTCAATCAATAGTTTTAATAAAAATAAAAACCACACTGGCTAGAGTGTGGTTTTTAAGCTGTCTATAAGACAGTAAACATTACTTAGCAAGTTGAAATATCAAGATAGTATAGATTTTTCTAAGCTGCTTATTCAACAGTAATACTTGCAAGTTAATTAAATATAACAGTGAGATTTTGGTATGGCAACTACAGCAGCAGAAAGAAAAGCAAAACAAAGACAAGAAATGCTAGAAAAAGGTTTCGTTAGAAAGGATTTATGGCTTTCAGAAGAAAGTATTAGAAAAATTGAAGAATACAAAGTTGAGCATAATTTAAAGTCTTATGATGATGCTTTGAATAAAATGCTAAGTTCTCTTTAAATGTACCACACACTATAAAAACACCAATCAAAATAGCCATTTGTGAATATATTTGCGCAATTTAATTCTTATACTTATTTTTTTGCGCATTATTTTTCTCATAAATTAAAAGCCCTCATTCGAGAGCTTTCACCAAAGCTTTATTCTTTGCATCACATTCATTATATTTTGCTACTGTATCGACTGCCCACAATAGAACATCTTTACCTTTGCCTGTCTCGATCAGATTCAAAGTCGGACATGGCTGGACTAGATTCAATGGTATCGCTGGTTTTAATAAGACTGTTGATTTCTGACAACCCATCAGCGTCAAAACAACTAGACTTATAAATAGGACGCTCAACGATCTTTTGCACTGTACGTGTAACTGTTTCGACTTTTGCACGTTGTTCGGCTTTGATTTGCTCATATTCAGCACTCGCTTTATTTGCTTTGTTCTGAGCATCAGCCAAGGCTTTAACTTGCTTACGCTCAATTTCTTGAATCTGTACAATGCACTTTTGATCAGCTTGTTTTAATTGACCAGTTTTATGATTTAAAATAGCCAAAGTGATCAGCAATAAAAAAGCAAGAAAACCGATAATGAATTCTCGCCAAAATTTTGCAGCTATAATTAGCATTATTGAGCCTCCAGACATTTCTTATAACGCTCTAATTGTCGTGTCCAAACGCCATAGCAATTATTTGATCGAATACGGCAATCGCGCTTTACTCCATCTATCCTCACTTTGCGCCACTCCAACAATGCATCGCATGCCTTCCGATGTTTGTTCTGAATAAGAAGTTTTCGCATAGTTGAATCTGACCATGCCGATTGCCCAAACTGATACATAAAGTCTAAATACAAGTCATATTCTGTCTGACTAAGCTTCACTCCAAACAAAGATTTACGAAATGCGGCTTCATCTTTTGAGATATGTGCTTTAGCAATCTGCACAGCACGTTCTTTTGAAATCGGCTTATCAGTCAATTTGACCCGTGTGCCATCTTCATATTTAGTTGAGCCAATCCCAATGGTTGCAACTTTGCCACTATCGTTGTATGGCTTTGAACTAAAACCTTCATAGTTTATTAAAGACGTAAAAAAAGCAGCCGAAGCTGCTAATAAAATTACAGAAATCTTAGTCTTGTTTGACATCACACTCACCTTTATTTTCTAAACTTTTTAAGTACGCTTTATGCTCAATCTCATCGCGTTTATTTTTTTTCGATGCGAAGTACCAGTTCATAACAAAGCCACCAACACCAATCACAAAACTGATCCAAAAAGCTAGATCAATTGACCCCACCCATGCGGATACACCACTCACTATACTCCCCCCGTATGTTGCAGCTTTACTCGTCGCCAAAGCTGTAGATGTATCTATAATTTGTTGATTTTCAGACATGACCTATTTTCTCCAGATAATAAAAAACCGCTTTATTAGCGGCTATGATTTAAAAAACTTTACTTGTCAGGTAGTTGCGCAATTGGTGGTGTAAAACTCGCTGTGTGACGGCACACCCCTTTCGTTATACGCAACTCATCAATAAATCCATCTAAATGCCAGTTATTCGGCAGCACACGACCATTACCAGAGCCAATAGACACATTTGACGTGTTTGGGCTAGTAAAAGCTACATTATCTTGATCAGTTGTTGTTCCTTTTAGATTTCCGTTAAAAAACCCATATGTTGTTCCAGCAGCCCTACCAAACTCTATATGATGCCAAACATCACGCGATAAAGCCGATCCAATTGTGAATTCAGCATTTTGCACCGTTCCATTGGTTTTGCAATTTTGCAAGTTCATTGTGGCAGTTGCTGCATCACTAATTGCAAGATTCCATCCACCGCCGCCACTTGATACATCCTGAAATCCAGCACATATGATAGGTATTAAATTGTCTTTGAGTATAGCTCCTACTGGTATGTACAACCACGCCTCAATTGTGAAATCTTCTGTTGATCCAAATAAATAGCCAGCATTATCGGTTGTATAAATGTAGTTGTTATCTGAAAATCTACCACTACTTCCACCGAATTTGCTTTGTTCAGTTGAAATAATCGGCGTTCCATTTCTAGTCCATGTGTTTGACTTTTGATCTGTGAACGCTGTTGAATTATTAGCTCCATTAAAATGCAGCAGTGACGTTACACTTGACCAATACTGATCGCCTGCTGTCACTGTTTTTTGTGAACTCAACTTCTGAACACCATTTTTTACAGAGCCTATAATCACATAATATGACTTACCCAGTGTCACTGCTGTATCAGTATATGTTCTTACCGCTCCACTCAGTACAGCCTTGGGAGATGGCAAGCTATTCACATTGATCAAGGTTTCAGAGCAGTAATAACGCTGCTCATCAACAACACCATCAATCGTCCAGTTAAACTCTAATCTATTAGTCATTTTTGTACTCAACAGTTAAATTATATGGAGCACTAAAATATGCTTCATATTTCAATTTATGAGTAAAACTCTGATATGAATCATAGCCATCACGCGTAGTTTTAAGATTTACATCTAAAAACTTTGTTGCTGAATTTGATGATGATGATGCAAATGTGTATGTATTCACTGTAGTTACATCAATATCATGTGTCGTAATAATATGGCTATCAATATCAAGCTCTTTAATTACAAGTCTTGTTTGTACTCCAGCTTCAAGTGTTACCCCTGTATCAGTCCAGCCTAAAATAGAACCACCTGTTTGCTGAATACGGTTTCGATTTACCCAGGTGAAAGTAGCATCAGTTGTGATCTCAACAGGATAATATTCACCGTTGATTTTTACATCGGCTGGCGGGTATGGGCGAATTGCTCTTGCATTTATCTCAAGTGATAAAATTGCTGCATCACCAATACTTAAAACACTACTCGGTGTAGTCGTGAGAGATTTAGCATTAATAGACTCCCCATCAACATACTGTGTCGTGTCATATGACGGATAAGCATCATAGAAAAATGCGACTGCAAAATCGCTTGCTGTATGCTTTTGTGGAACTGTATCAAGCGCACCACGTTTTACAGTAATAATCTTAGTTGTCGGATTAAATGATTGATAAACCATAACTTCATCATCTAAAAGCAAACAACTTCCGATCTCTGCATTACTGATTGAATTAACATCTTTTACAGCAAATGAAGTATCGAGATATCCAATATTTTGATCTAAAGTCACAGTTGGACAGTAGTTGATTACATTCTGTTGAACATAACCTGCACCTGCATTGGTATATAAGAGCGCATTCAAAGAGTTATTTTGCGGCTTCTTACTCGCAATCATCAAATAGCCAAGATCTGGGTTATTGGTTAATTCAGCATCAACTTGAGTTTGTCCGAAATTCTGTACAGCTTCAAAATACGGCATTTCAAATACTTTGCTGTAATTCGATTGCGCGGGTAAAACTACTGATGTCGGAGGATCGACATTAATCGGTTGATAATTCAAAGATGAATATGGAATAACTTCAACCCAATCAATTGTAACTGTGTTGTCACGCCCATCGCCCAAGCTGATTTTCATCACTCTAACAGGCATATCAACAAAGCCAGCATTAATCCATGATAGTTTGATCACATCGTATTTATTCAACTTTCTCGCTTCATATAAACCAGTTTTAAATGACCCTTTCCAAGTCGGTGTTGATAGTTGTTTCAACTTCCAGTTTGCAACTAATTCAGCATTACGACGATTCATAAAATATGGGAATTCAACAGATTCCGTAATCTCTTGATTGCCGTTACTCATCAAAGCGCCATTTTCGTACACGTTAAATGAAGATTCTTTAATGTTTGCTCTATCGTAATATTTGACATTTAAAACATTGATCAAATCATCTTGCTTTACGACTTCTCGACTAACCCCTTCTTTTTCGATATTACGTTCATTAAACTGCATCGCATCATCAAGATTAAGTAAATCATCTCGAAATAAAACAATCTCATACTGCCCCGTTTGACGATTAACACGTATTCCCGCTTCGATGTGATAAAGCAGCTCATCAATCGCATCTTTACATGACTTTTCTTGAATCGCCCAAGAAATTCCAAGCTCTTCATCCCAAATTCGACTTGCAGCAGCTAAAAAGTTTTGCTCATTAATGTCAGATTCAGGCTTATTCATCGCTGTGTCATCAGTTAAGATTTCACGAATTTTATGAATCGGATTAATGTCGCCACTAGGATTTCTACTTTCTTCAACTGGATACGGGCCATAGAAGTAATTCCAGATCAATGAGCAATCAAGTCTCTTAAAAAGAGGATCTTCAATATGCCCGGTAAACCCTATGGCCACCCCGAAACTATTGTCATTTGTTAAGTCAAACCAAGCTTCATATAAGTAATCATGCACATCATCAGGAGATCCTGGATACTTAGTTAGCGAGATCCCACCTATAGTTGCTCCTGTGCTTGCACTAACACTAAATGATGCAGATCTTGCAATAAATCGACCCGTTACTTTTACTTTTCCTTGTGAGTTTATTGTCGCTGCAAAGCTAACAGAACCAGAATTTTTCGGAAAATCCTCATTGTACGGTGGGTATTGTGTATAGCCTGCTGACGCAGTTCCCAGATCATTCGCATAATTCGGATTACCACCGCCCGCTGTCCATTTTAGAGCAGTATTACTTTCATCCATTGTTTGCCCATCAATTGAGCCAATGCAATGAGAATTCCCCGTAAATTTCGGATTTGGTTCGCTTGCACTATTGGGCACAACATTTGAAATTTCTGCTTTTTCGTCATTCCATTGCTGTGTACCATCGTTTTTGATGTGAATTCTTTTAACGCAATATAGAACTTCTTTCATCATTCCAGACATCGAAACGATCTGAAATCCTTTATCATTCGTAAGTCCACGAAAAACTAAGTATGATGAATTTGGATAAGCTGAAACTAATTCACTATCATGTATAGCTAAATATTGGTTTTGTCTAAAGCCGTCTGGTTTTCCCGTATGTACATCAATCCAACCAACCCATCCGCCTTCAGCTTTATCGCCACCAAATAGATTCGGCTTGTTTATAAAAACAGAATTGTCAGAAACTGGCGCTTCAAGTATCCAGCCCCGGTTGTCAGGATTTATACTCACAAGCTCTTCAATAGTATTTCCAATCGCTACCATTAGACCCGTGAAATATTTATAACCTGCGACTTGATCGCTACTCCCGCCCATCAGTCACCTCACTTTCATAAAAAGCAATTACTTGTTGTGCCATTGCGTCATGACCAAATCTTTTTTTAAACTCGTTTATATCCATGCCATTTTTGAATAATTCTGATACCTCTTTTCCAGACATACCATAGTAAGCAAGTAAAATACGTCTCGAACCTTTAGCACACATATCAACAGTTCTAAAATGGCGCATATAAATACGCCCCGAAATTTCGGGGCGCTCTCTAATATAAGTTGTTGTCATTTCTTACCGCCTTTGGCCTTTATGGGTTCAGCGCTTTCATTCCCTTTCCAAACGATATTACCGTGCAGAAATGGCTTGCCTGCTATATCAGAAAATGAAACACCTTCATCTGCAAGTGAGCCATCCAATTGTGACGGCTCAGGACGGTTTTTCTTCTGCATTTTACGCATTGTGTAATATGAATAAATTGCAGTGAAAAGCCCAACTACGGCAGCAATAATAAAAAATGGCATGGCAGACTCACTTTATAATTTGATCGTTTACAGGATTTGAGTTGGGCACATTAGGAAAGCCCATAAATCGAAGATGATTATTAAACTTGTCATGACAAACTTGTCTTGTTTGATCACATGCTGGAGCAATTACGACAACATTGCCAACTTCTAAACCAAAATGTTCTCTATAAAGTGCAACGCTATTATCTCCAGATCCAAGAATTGCCGTATAAATTCCATTTTTCAATAACAAGCCCCGACTAAAATAATCACTTGGATAAGTTTTAATTTCCGTTAATGGATCACTATTTTCATCTAAAACAGGATCACCGTTTTCATCCAATACTGGAGTCGGATTAATGTCGAAAGAAACGGTCAAAGCATTAATCGCGGTCACAGTGACCTCAACTGCCCAATCATCAAAATTTAAACCACAAAAACGGTCATAAATTTTATTCGCACAGGACTTTTGAAACTTACGAGTAAGAATATTGCGGTTTTGATATGTTTCAGATGTTGAACAAACAAGCGTCATTGTCTTTGCATAATCATCAAATTTTGGTTGTGTGACTCGACCTTTATAAATAACAAGTGTCTCATTTTTATAAAGTTCAAATATTGTGACTGTTACACCACCAAAATAAATCTTATTTGAAAATAACTTTTGAATATCATCGCCATTTTCATTCGCTATCACTTTCGGATACGGAAACACGACCTCAGTTTCACATTTATCTATGTCTTCAACTTCAATATTCCCACGACTTACAACAAACGGTAAATACGTTTTATCATTATGAGTGACAGGCTTTAAAGCACTGGTAAATAACCAAGTAATATCACCATACTTGAACTCAAACAGGTCTTTTTTAGACTCAAATAAATCTATCATGATGAAATCTCAACAATAGGTACTGTAGCTTCTACAATGTCCGCACCTTTGAAATAAAACTCTACTGCATCACTATTCAGTCGATACAAACCAAGGTATGACACACGTTCGATATTAATTGGCGGTTGTGGTGTTATATTCATCACAATGTTCTGACCGCTTACACTTGTTGAAGTGACTGAATGAGCCGTCCAGACTCCACTGGCCTTGATTGCGATGTTCTTTCTATCACTTAAGTAATTGTCATTTTTAACTGTGATGCTTGCTGAATTGCGAGAAACCAAGTTGAAGTTGTTCTGATAACTTGTCATCCAAAACTGATTTAAACGTCCACGTCTGCGATAGAACCACTTTTTATAATCAATGTAGTCTTGTCTTGACTTCATGATCACTCGAAAATTTTTAAGTGTTTCAGGCAATATCCAATGACTAAATGACCAGATCCCGCCCAGATCGCCATCGACTAATGCTTGATGCTGCTGAAAGTTCACATCAAGCATATTTCCTTCTAATAGCAATGGAGTGAAATAAAGATCATCACCTTTGTATTGCTCTGGAGCGTTTGCAACAGGATATTCAACAGAATCTAAAACCCAAAAATTAAGATTTGATTTTAAGACTGAACCATTGGCTTGCATCTTTACGTCACCATTAATGATGCACTTTCGCAACGGCTTGATCGTTGCACTAGTTGCAGTAACAGCAGAATTCAAACGATAACCATCTATATAATTTGGTGTATCTTCAATCACTTCATAGCGCCCGATCTCAGTCACTTCACGCACTTGATAATTTTCATTTGAATAAATCAAAATCAAAGTACCAATATTGATGCCTAAATTACTGGTTTCTGTTTCTATAAAGTCATCAGCTAAATCGCCCACAAATTTACCTTCAAGTAATTGAGGGATTAGAAATTCTTTACGCATCCAAGAATAAAGAATGTTAAAAAGTTCAGGAATTTCTTTGCGCAAAGCGATCTGTGAATAATTGAATGATTGTCTTGCTTGGTCACGTAATGGCAATCTTTCTTCAGACGTTCCGTCATAACTCTTATGCACATCAGTTTTAAACTCATAACGTTCCGTCGTGTCACGCAAAGGGCATTTTGTGAGCAAGATATAATCACGCTCATTTATAGTTACTTTCATAAATTGCTCACATAAAAAAACCGACCATTATTGGTCGGCTATTACTTTAATTGTATAAACTAATTGTCTATAGAGAGTTTTCCAAAGTTATATGCATCAATAGAATCCATATTTACTACTACATGCGTACCACCTTGAGATGGAATCACTTTATCACCTATATAATACTGGGCATCTATCAAATATAACTTATGAATATTTTCAATTAAACCTGCTTCCTGCTCATCTTTAGCAATTTGTTCTTCAGTTGCATTCTTTAAATAAAAATCCTCAAATGATTTAAGAATTTCATTTTGCTTACTTTTTAAAAAAATTTTTCTTGATACAGGTCTTCCAGAAATAATAACCCCATTACATACAACCGTTATAGGATCAGCCCCTTCATGAAAACGTTCTGTTTCAGTTTTAATAAAAAGAGCAAGTAGCCTTAATTCTGCATTTTTTAAATAATTCATATTTCACCTTTATTATATGTTAGAAGCGCCTTATTTAAGACACCCCTAACATACCACGAATTTTTGATTTATTCAGACGTACAAAATTCAAAAATACATTTGTACCTGCTGGAGTCGCCATGACATCAGGAATATCTTTTAGATCAAAAACGTTATTAACAGTAAAAGGGTAACTTACTGACTGCTCTTGCTGCTGCTGACTTTGCATCGTATTGTAATCAACACCCTTAGATGGTGTATTTCCAATGGTTTTAGTCCTCATAATATCGCTATTAATTAGACCTCCTGTCGCAAAACGTGGCGGCAACATTCCCGTGCGGTTAATGTACTCAAGATTTGCCAATCCTAATTTTTCAACAGCAGCAGCACGAATCATATACTCCTTATTAGAAGCCCAAATAGGAATCTCATCACTCGTCCCAGTACCCTTACCTGTAATCAGACCACCAGTTGCAAAGCCTTGAGGAGTAAATGCCTGCAATGTCGCTTGTAATGCACCTGTCTGAATTGTTGCAATACCAACAGCGGGTAAATTATAAGGGAAAGGAGCTGAAGCCCAAGCAGCACTGATTGCAGTAATACTATTCATCAAAACACTGGCTAAATTAGCACCTTTTTGAATAGCGACTAAAGCTCGATAAGAACTTGAACTTTCGTCGACAAAATTCAGCATTACACCTGCTAAACCGCCAAAAACATCTGAAGCCATTCCCAACTGATAAGATTTGGTCTTTCCCCAATAATCTTGATCAATCATAGCCATACGTTCAGTATGAGCTTGCCAGATTGCTTCACGTTCAGCAGCCGAATCAGCTAATGCCATTTGAGCATCAAACAAAGCTTGTGATTCATCATACTTACTGAATTTATCACGCTCCATTTGATACTGAGCGCCAGTTCCCGTCAAATCTGCATATGTACCACCCCATGCAGCAGTAGCACTATTTAAGTTTTGACGCTTTTGATGTTCTTCAGCCGCAAAAGACAGAGCCACACGCTTTTGTCTTTCATCCTGTGACAATTGAGCATTTTTTTGAATCTGCTGACGCTCGAATGAATAACGGATCTCAAGATTCTGCAAATCAGTACGCAATATCTCCCCCGCATCACTGATACGTTGCTCTTGATCCAACCGCTCCCATGCCATTTCTTGCTGTTTTTGTCGTTCTAATGCCGCACTTATTTCTGCACGCTGAGTTTTACTAAATTCAGTATTTGAACTAATCAGTTGCTTTTGATACTTATAGTCACGTTCGATTTGTGTAATACGATCAGTTTCAAATGCAAAATATTGATTATATTCATTTTGTTTATCAGCAACTAACTTTGCAGATTGAGCAGCATATAAATCATTTTCTTGCTTTAATTTCTCTTTGAACATTGGAGAACCACCATAAACCTCAGTGATCTTATCAATTCGGTCTTGATGGTCTTTAGCCAATATCTCAGATTCTTTAAAGTAAGTTTGATCGACTTCTTTACGCTTATCAGCAAGTAACTTTGCAGCTTCAGCAGACCTTGCGACTGATTCAAGCAAATCCGCTTGTGTCGGCATAACTAAAGAATTATCAACTGAAGTTTTACCGTTTACACCCGCAAACCATTTCTGGATACCGCCTGCATAACTTCCAACTTCAGCACGCTTATCAGTAGAAAGCCCTCCCTCAAGATAAGTTTTAAGCCCTGTAATGCCTGCGTTATATGCCATAAACATCTGATTTACATTTCCAAACTCTTTAAAGTTTTTTTGTAAATCTGTTGCTGCTGCTATTGCCTGAGCCTCAATAGAACTATTGGCATTCAAATTATATTGTTTTCTAAAAACACTCGTCGTTTGAAATAACCCCTTTGCTCCCGTTGGACTTACTGCATCTGGATTGCCTCTTGATTCTTGCAATACTAATGCTGCTAATGATCCAGCTTGTAAACCATATAACTGTTCAATTTGGGCAAAATTATTTGCTTTAGCAATACCTTGAACCTTTGCAATCGCTGCCAAATCTTTAGCAGTAAAGGTATAGTTTTTACTATTGAAAGAACTGATTACAGCATTACGCTCTAATTCTGAAAGCTTGTCTTTACTAGAAAACCCAATACCAGCCTTATCACGATAACTTGCAAACGCTTCAGCCTGATCTTTCGTCCAACCATTACCCACAGTATTTTTAATATACTGATCACGTAACATATCGGTTTTCATAGCTGTTAATGCTTGACGTTGCGCCTGCCCCAAAGATAACCAAGCCTTAGCATTTTCTGTTAATGCTGTTGTCTGCTGTTGCTGAGCATTAGTTACATTTTTATTAGCATCAGCTAAATTATTTACCAAATCTTTTTGACTGGTTAATTTTGTATTAGCTTGGTCCGCGACATCGGCATATTTCACCATGTTGGAGTTATACACGCCCTGAACATCACTTAAACTTCCAATTCTTTCAGCCAATTCTGTTGCAGTAATACGTCCAGCATTGTATTCAGCTCGCCAATCTTTAATTTTACGTAAAGATTCTTCACTTACACTACTAACGTTTGCCAATCCTGCTGCATAGGTTGAAACTTGAAGTCTCGCTTTTTCATATTCTTCATTAGCGATTTTTAGCTTTTGCTGTTCATCATATAGAAATGCTTTTTTCTTCGCTTCATTTAATCCATCATACTTAACAATCAAATCATCAATCGACTTCCCTTGATCATCAAGTGATAATGTTGATTCATCTGTATATTGTTTGAATGAATAATAAGCAGCTCCAGCAATTGCAACTTGTGCCCCCAGAGCAATTAAACCCACTGGACCACCGACTAAGCCCAACATCGCACCGCCTAACCCTCTAGTGACAGTAGCTAAAGTGATTGTTTCACCCGCCATTCTTGCAAGTGCAACTTGGTAACGTCCAAATTCAATTAAACTCGCAGCAGCTTGAACGCCTGCAATCGTAAATGAAAGCGCTAATCGACTACCAATAACAATACTTAAAGCAAATGCACCAGCTTTGATCGTATCAAGATTATCTGCAACAAAACCAAATACAGGGATTACGTCAGCAACTAAACCATTTTTTAAACCTTGCCATTGAAGCTCAAAAATTTGTAAATTCTTTTGTGTTTCAACAAGATTTTTAATCACATCATCCGACATGATTGCACCAGTTTCTTTTGCTCGATCTCCCCATTCTTTAAATCCCTTCCCGTTATTTTCGAGTAATGGGATGAGTTGAGATGAGTCCGATATAATCTGCTCCATATAGAACTTAATATCGTTTTTTGTCGCACCAACTTTCTCTAATGAATTATAAAAAAGCTGTAATGCCTCTGGACCAGAAAGCTTTTGAAACTGTTGTATTGAAACACCAACCAAAGGTGCAATATTTTCAAAGAAATCAGCTAATGGACCACCACCAGTTTGCTGAAAATCTCCAATTCGGTCTTGCATATCTTTCATCTGATCTGCAAATTTTTCGATCTGTATACCAACAGTTTCAGCACCTTTTCCATAATATTGGAATTGGGAAACAGATGAGTTCGATAATTTAGCTAAACGATCTACTTCATTACCAAGCCTTACAACTTCTAAAGCATAAGCCGTTACACCTGCAACCGATAAGCCTGCAACTGTACCTTTTAATATATTTATAGATTTACCAACCAGATCAAATCCATCTGACATATTTTCTGTGCTTTGCTGTGTTTGGCGTTCAGCTCGTGACAAACCTTGGATATATGACCCAGTATTTGCCAATAAATTTAAGGTCAAAGTACCTAAGTTTGTCGCCATGACTTTTCTCCATACATAAAAAAAACCGCCAAAAGGCGGCTTATTTACTAAAAATCTATTAATCCTTTTCTATGCTATAAAAACCATAAAATGGATAACCTGTACTATTCTGCTTAAGTTCACACGTCCAAATACCTTGAGACAGCTTCATACCATCAAATCTACCTGATACTTTCATTTCATTCATAAATTCAACAACTGGGGTTTTACCTGATTTTATTTTTACATTCGAAATACACTCCTTCATTGATGAAAATCCACCCTCAAATGCTTCACTTGGTTTATTTTTGGCACAACTACTAATTATTAATACACATATAAATAAGAATATTTTTCTCATAATCAACTCACATCAAATCATGTAGTTTATTAATTGCAAGCTTAACACCATAACTCCCCTCACTATCCTCATTCAGCCAACCGCCATCAATGACTGCTGGTACTAACTTATTTATATTTTTCCCTGCAAGTTTTTTGGCATCATCTTTACTTAAATACCCAACCTTTAAATCGTTGATTTCAACTTTAATGGCATTTCTATCATAATGATTGGTTGGCTCAGATATCACTTTTGCATAAACCTCAACGAACTTTGCATCTTCTTCTTTATCTCCAGCAATTTTCTTTAAATTCAACTGATATGATTGCTCCCCAACAATATTGAAACTGTAATTATTACTTTGAATGGAACTAGATGAAATCAAACTATCTCTTGACGGCTCATTAAATCTTTTAAGTAAGATAAAAATACCAAGTATTGCTAATACAATAATGATTAAAATCCACACAAAAAAATCCCCATCATTTTGTTATCAATGACAGGGATCATACTATTAGATTTAAAATTACACAAACTTACTTATGCATGAAATCTAAAATCAAACTCGACCACGCAAATAAGCCATACCATCCTCATTGATCATAATGACTTCTTCTACACCGTTGGCAACTATCTCGTTTTGGATAAAAATTACATCGAATGACTTGCCACGTTCTGTCAGTTTCAATATCGGTCGACTACTTTCCACATAAGCACAACGCTCCTCGATAATAAATTCATCCTGAAAGACTTTCTTAATTTTGGCTATTGGCACTTTTAAAACACTAGCAGCCTCTTCAATACTGATTGCACTACGCGCCATTTTAAAATCATAACGACGGCATTTACGCTGCATAGCCTCTACTTGCGCTCGCATGGTGTCAATCATGTCATCATATTCTCTAAACATACGATGATATTTTAGCGATAATTTATTGTGAACTTCTTTGCTCACAAACATAGACATATCAATTTGCTTTTTAGGTTTAGATTCCTTTTTCTCAATAATATCTAAAACCCATTTTCTAAATTCTTTGGCAACTGATGTACGGGCAAATATTGCAATAAGATGCGCCCCACGTAAAGAAAATATCCGTAACCTCAAATTGAGGTTATTAGGACTATCAATAGTTTGCGTCATTGTATGATCAAATTCATCAGCATGACGGCTGAATAATTGAGCGACCTTATCTGGTCTTGTATAACCTAATGCTTGAGCCAAATCACTTGCAGTTACCCAAATTTTCCCATCATTTTGATGAACTGGACTTAATGTTGCTGATTGAAAAACTAATGCATTCATAGTGAATACCTCTGAGATGTAGAGATTATCACCACCAACTTAATGCGACTTGAATTGGTGGCAGATTAGACAGGATTCGCATTACCAGTCTCAGAGCTACTGGCGCACCGAAGTGCTCCTACCTAACCTGCCATAACAGGCACTTTTTACAGATTGTAAAAAGCTTAGGCAAAATAAAACCGCTTATGCGGCTTTGCGCTCTGAAACGTTATTGGATGCGAAACCAAATCACAGATTTTGCTGTGACTTAAGAAGCCTAATCCAATTTTTTCAAAAGTGCAACAACCTTAGCGGTATGTTATTTGCTGTGCCTGCTAGAAAATATGATTGTTTAAAGTGGTTTTAAACATTCCTAAAATAACAAAACCCCGCAAGATGCGGGGTTTTGAACTACAGATATTTATTAGCCAGCTTTTCGTAAGCGTGTCTGTAGAACTTTCGATTGCATATCACCAACAAGTACTTGACGTAAGTTTGGTGTATTGGCACATGCTTCTTTAATACATTGAGCAATTAGAAAGTTAACAGTTGCTTTCCGATTTTGCTCTTGAACAAAGCAATCTTGAATGCGGATAATAGCCATAGTTGATCCTATTTAATTTGAGATTTACGATTAAAAGCAAGCCAACGCTGACCTTCAAATCGTACTTCAATACCTGCTGCCTCGAATTGTTCTTTAGATTTATCAGCAGCAGAGTGCAGCATATCTATAAATGCTTTTGTGAACGTCGTTCGAGCATAAATTTTAGTTGCACTACCTAATGTGTCAGTTTCATCAAGGAATTTTTGAACTAGAAATATCAAATATTCCTCATATAGCTCATCATATTCCTTATTGACCAAACTAACAAGATATGGACTAACATAAATGTCAAGTATCTTAAATGTTTTTTCACGCCCACGACGATGATAAGAAACCCCAACTATCACATCTGGAAAATCAGAACCATCCTTGCATAAACCAATATAAGTAGTTTTCTTTTCTCTTTTTAAAAAATCACCATATTGGTTTTCTACTTGAATTGTCTCAAAAAATTGTTCATTCAATTCAATTAAGTCATCATCTAATTCTGTTTTAATACCACTATCTACCCAATAACGAGCTGTTTCTTGTAACGTCAGCTCATCAAAAATAAAATGTTTCAAACTTCAATCTCTCTTAGTTATTTTGCTTAATAACAATAACAAAATGATAAAAAAATATAAAGATTGAAACATTCATTATTTAACTAGATTTATTACGCCTTTTAAGCGCTTCCTCTTCAAAAGTAGTCTCAACCTCAACTACATCCTCATGCGGGCAAACATCACTCGGCTCAATCCAATGATCTTCTTTCACTCTGCCATTATGATAAAAAGCCATCAGACCACCAATTGCCTGCTCAATACGACGGCCAGTAAAAAGCGAGCCTCGTTTATCACGAAAGGCCCGCCATATTTGTAACTCAGCGTTATCTATGTTTCGCTTGGCTTCACTGATTGTTCGTCCACCAATTCCGTTGATGACGAGTTCACACCAGAGTTCGTTGTCTCTGAACTCTTCGTCCGTGACTTTCCCGAAAAATTATTGACACCATCTGCAACTTTATAAAGCGCCTCAATAAAGATCGGATCTGAATCATAAACATCAGCAATGGTTTCAAAGAAAGCTTTACCATTGACATCTTCACAGACTGATCCAAGCAACTGAGCTGCACGCAACAAACGACTATCAACAGATTCGAGTTTAGAATTTTCAAAATTCTGATAATCAATGTCCCACTTATAAGCTTTTGCTGTAGCTTCAATATCTTTATAGCTCAAACGCTTAATAAAGACTTGACCTGAAAGCTCAACCATTTCACCCAGACTTAAATCAGCTTTACCTGTATTTTCTTGGATAAATGCTAGATTTTCGTCTGTGACTTCAACCAACCAAGTCACTGTACGCTCAGTCGGTGCAGCAACTTTGGTCACTTTTTTCAGCGATTTTAATTTCAAGGTCATGGTACTTTCCATTCATCAATGATTTGAGATTGGCGACGTAAAGGCAAAGTATGGTTCACTAAAGAATTTGCTTCAGTAACTGGCTTTCCTTTACGCAAAACGACTGTCGCATAAGACCAAGAGCGAGTTGGAGGCGGCTCAACAGTGCCTCCAGTTAAAACTGGAAATCCTGTTCCATCTGAGTAACCAGCATAAATTACAAATGGTTCAAGACTATTTGCTAATTCGAGTAATAAAAGATGTGTAGCATTGGTTGGATCAGTATCAATTTTTACAGATCCATCCCCAGGCTTTCCAAGAATAAAATCACTGGTTTCAACATCATCATTGTCTAAACAATTGTTGTCATACTCGTTGTAATTTTCATCACCCCAATCAAACGCTTTGATACAGCTTAATTTTGTTAATGTTGGCGTTTCGCCATGCAGTGCCCAAAATTCAGTACCTTTTGAAACAATACCTTTTTTAGCCATGAGTTTTTGCTCCTTATTGGCAATAAAAAAGCAGCCTTATGGCTGCCCGTATCTACTTAAAAATTTAAATTTCTTGAATCCAATTTGCATCGAATCCGCGCATAGATTGCTTTGTGGTCGGATCAAAACCACTGATTCGCGGATTTAAAATAAAACAATAACTTTCTAAAGCTTTACGCACCAAATCACGCAACTGATAAGCACGTCCCAAATAGGTGTCATAAACCATGACTTGAAACTGCACATCATCAAAGTTTGCAGGCGCATTATCTAAATGGTTATTTGACTGCCCACCCAATTCTTGCCACACAATATAAGGAACTTCAGTATCTTTCGGCGCTATGTCCTCATATATACGTGGCTCACTACCTAATAATGCGGTAATAGAAGGATCTGCCTCTAAGATGGGTACAACTGGCAAAATACTCATAGTCTAGCCAACTCCAAATCAAGCTCATCACTAAAGACTTGTGCAAACGTGCTAATCACTGAATCAATGTTGTTATAAAAAGCAATTCGCATAAAAGGAATTGCAGGAATATAAGCCGTACCTAATTCAATAAAACGCCAATGACGTGTGTCACCGCCACTAGTGATTTTTGCAGGTCGACCATTGAAAGCAGCACCACCATCAACACCAACACGCATTAAAATCACATCTTTATTACTAACTCGACCAGATGCGACTTTAATATTTTTGGCAATATTTGCGGCTGTTTCAGGATCATCAATCATTTTTGCATTTTGTCTTGCTTCATTTCGGAAAATATTCATGCCCCGTCTTGCAGCTTTTCGAGTAATCTTTCTCACAACTTTTTTATCAGTCAAAAGCTTAAATTTCTCAGTAACCTGCTGCTGACCTTGCCAAATAGAAAAATTTTCCATCAAGCCTCCTTAAACTTTTCCACTCCCTTAGAAAGTAAAAAAGTGCTGTAGATATTTCCCGTTTCATCATCATTCAAAGCAGGACTATCAATTGCATAGGTTTCACCACGGAAAACAACACGCATAGAACTATCAATATCAGTTCGATGACGTATTTTTAAACGCGCTATGACTTGGGATTGAGCAGCCTGAGCCGCTATTAAATCCTTTGCTGATAATGGAGATACCTTGGCCCATAAAGTTAAAAAAACCTGCCAATCGGCAGGTTGTTCATGATTATATTGATTACGACCACTACCCACATTTTTTTGAATAATGACACGATGACAAAGTTCACCAGCACAGATTCCTGACATAATCAATCACTCAAATATTGCTCTTCATCCTCATCATCATCCAAAACCTGAGCAATCAGCTCATTATTTTGATTCATGATTTGGGCCATGACTTCGTTCTGTGTGTTGACTGTCTGAATCAGATCCCGACACACGCTGATTAGTTCCTGAACTAAGTTGTTGCAACAATTGTTGCAGTTTAAGCCCTGCTCGCTTGGTGTTTCGCTTAATCCACTCACGTCTTGCCTCACATCCTGAACAACTCATAAGAATCACCATTTCAACTCAATGCTATAGTTAGCACTAACAACATTGTCAGAAGCTAAAACTAAGTAGCCCAAGCCACTGACTTTATTTTTAAAATTACGAATATCTAAATCTGAATAAGTATGCTTACTAAAAAGGATACAGCAGCGATCACTCTTATTTGCTACTGCCTCTTTGACCTTAGAGTCTGCAATTTTTAGCATACGATCCAAATCAATATCTTTCGTACCGAGTTTTAATGCTTCATTTGCGGTTAGCATGAAAAGCCTCATAAGCCAATTGAATTGCCAAAATCTTGTATTGATCACCATCTTTAATGAACAATCGCTCACCATGAATAAGCATCAATTTTGGATAATGGCTCGTTGATTTAATCCAAACTTCAAAATTTTGAAAAATTTCTTTACCAGATGGATTCTTTGGCGGTGATAAAATCATGACGCTGCTCTTGTTTTGGTGACAAGGTTGATAACCACCACCATTACGAACATTCGTACATGCCCAACACCCACATTTTTTAAGTTGCCCAAACCATTTCAATTTAAACCTCACATCACCAAAGGCACGTAATAAGGATTAAGCAAAGCTCGTACAGGATCAGGTAAAAAATCCCCAAACATCGGCATACCCGATTCAGCATTGCGGTATTTATCGTAATAACCACATAACAATAAAATTGCATGTTGCTGCACTTTATTTTCTGTATCGAACTTGGTTTTTACATAGTCCTGAACTTGTTGCGTTGAAACATCAAGTAAACGTTGCAGATCTGCTGTAATCTGATCATCAAGATCATAACGAAGGTGACTAGCAACATCATCCACTGTTAGCGTCATTTGTGCCTCCTTTGCTATTTGCAAATGGATCATCTTTTGCATCACGTTTAGACAATGCTTCAAGACTAAAGTTTTGCTGTTGCATATAGACCGAATCACCACCAGTAACAGGTTTAAGATTAAACTTAATCCGCGCCTCATTTGGTGCAATAACCCCACCCTTAACGCCTTTGGTGTAATAATCAACTTTAGACGCTGAATCCATACGAATCAGATTTTCTACATCCAGAAAGACTTCATAGCCCATTGCTTTTAAGCCAAAGCTATCATCTAAAAGATTTTCAATAGCTTCAGTCGGACTCTGTAAACAGTCCCCAAAATGCAAAAGATTGACATCTTCTACTTTTAAACCTTGCGGGATTGAGCCAAATCCAATTTTGAACGGGTGAACATGAAAAGCAGAACAACAAACCTCTGAACTCATTTTATGTTGTTCAATCAATTGAGCATCAGCAGCTGCAATACTGATAGGCATATACTTCATATCACTACCAAGAATTGCAGTACCACCCACATTTTGACCAGAATAGTTTTCTTTCCAACGCTTGCTAATCATTGCAGCATCTTCGTCAGAAATACGGCCTGGGGCTGTTAAAATTCCACTTGGTCGGCTCATATTGTTAAAAAACGTTGCACCATGCTTTTGAATTGCTAGACCATTTCCCGCAGCCAAGCCACACGCAACAATAGGACTTAACCCCACTAAGGGGTGATACATACAATTCCAACGGTCATGGATGATTTCAGATGCAGGTAAAATAATTGGAGCTGATTGCTGAGCCAACAAATCAACACTGATCTGATAAAAAACCTCACCTTTATCACTCACTAAAGGCTTTACTAAATCAGGATTCAGTACAATTAATTGTTCAACAGCACCAAATGCATTTCGTAACTTGAGAATGTATGTATTGCCATGTCGACACTTTGAAATGACCCAAAATTCTAAAAACTGTTGCATCGTTTGAAAGTGGTTTGGCTTTTCCAAAAACTTGAGTTTCTCATCTTTGGTTTTGACCCAAATATCACCATCTTTCTTTTTCAACTCTAAAGGCATCTTGCCAATGTCTTTAGAAATTAAGGAAATACATGAAAATACAGCGTGAAAAGAGAGAATATCTTCTTTTTTAAGTTCAATATTTCTCTGCCAAGCACCCATAAATGGCTCAAATATGCGAGTCCAACCACCTGAACCTTGAACTGGAGACATGGACTTTTTACGAAAGAACCCACTAAATACGCCCATTTATCCACCTTTTTTAGTGTTTTTCCCGCCTTTATTCGCTGCTTTCTGAACATTTTGAACTACTGTTTCAGGAACTAAAGCACCAAAATCATCTACAACAGGCGTTCCATTTAGATTCAGCAACAATCCTTTTAATTCGATTGGCTCAAATACTATTTTCAGATCAACTTGTTTAGATGTATTGGTTGAATCAACAAGTTTTGCTACTCCAAGCTTTTCCAACACATTGAACTCATAGTCTTGAACATCAATGATTGAACCCGCTGGACCTGCACATAAATCTGCTAATAATTCAATTTTTGGCATAATGAATACTCAACAAAAAGCCCCTAAAATTTAGGGGCTTATTTTATTTAGAGCTTAGAACTGGATATAACCAGCAGCTTTACCACGCGGCTTCCAGCGAATGAATCGTTCAGCACGGATTGCCATCAAGTTATTTTCGTACAAGTTGATCCAGCTTGGTGATACATCAGTTCCCATATTAATGGTTGCCTCTGAACTAATTTCAAAGTCCATACTTTCATCATCTGCAAGTAAAATTTGCTCAGGTAAAACCAAAACAATTTTATCTGTAGTTGCGGCTGAAATTTCAACACCCAGAGTCAATAACTCTTTAGGGCCATTTATACTCATACCCTCAAAGAATTTTTTACCTAATGCATCGCGCAACATACTTAATTGTGCGGCACGAGTTTCAGACATGACCCAAGTAGCACCTTCAAGTGTAAGACCAGCATCAGTAACTTGCTTAATAACTAATGCCAAATCAGCCTCAATAGCTGCACCAGTCACACCTGAACTTGGAACAGCAGTTAAGCCATTTAAAATAGAGGCTGGACTATCTGTTGATTCTGCTTTAGTTGGATCAAAAAATTGACCATCAATAAAAGTGGCCGTAGATTTTAGCAAATCATCCAAAACGAGCTGATCAGCTTTTGGATTAGAGAAACGTACTAATTCATCAGAAAGCAGGACAATTCCAGCTACTTTTGATTTAGTCAATGTAATACTTCCAAATGTTGGATTCGTAGTTGGTTTACGTTTACCTTCACCTACCCAGCCAACTGTAGATGCGCCAGTTTGCGAAGGGATCTTAATATTAAATGGCACTCGGCGCATACGTGGAGACAATTTATCAACTGCTGTTTTACCACGTAAAAGCTCGATAAATTCACTCGTATAATTTTGCAATTCAACCAAAGATTGACCAAAAGTTGCCTCTCCAGTTGCCCCAATCAAAGCTTTTTGCTCTAAAGCTAAAATAACGCCTTCAGGCGCATTCCAACTTTTCAAGATTGTATCAGCAGAAACAGCACCTTTTTGCTTTGCTGATAGCGCCATAGCTTTTACCATTAATGAAAATCCAATACCTTTTGGTAAGGCACTTTCTGTTTTTACAACTGGATTTCCTTGAGTCGTACTAGCGCTTTGCTCAGAATTATCACCCGCTACTGGAGTAGCTACCCCCCATTCAGATTGAGATTTTTCCAAGTTTTCTAGCCGTGTTTTATTTAATTCAAGATTTTTAATCTCAGTTTCAAGACTTTGAATCTCTGTTTCTGTTTCGCCTTCTGGAGTTGCACCAGTTTCAGTAGCAGCTTTAGTCATTAAAGCAGCCATTTTCTTTTTACGCTCATTAATCGCTGCCTGCGCTTTGGCAATTTGCTCTTTTAAAGTCATGTAAACTTTACTCCAGTTGATTTTGGTTCAGATACATCAAACAGCTTCACACCGCCTGTTTTAGGCTTTTCTGTTTGAATAATTTCGGGCTTAACACAAGGTACAGATTGTTCTGCACCTGCTTTCTTCTCAGAAAATTCCTTTTGATATAACGATTTGACTCCAGTAATCGTTGCTTCTTGATTTGCTGGAATAGTCACAGCGGAAAGCTCTAACCAATCCCACTTCGTGTAACGAATGCCCCAAGTACCTGAGATTTCGACATACTCAATTGCACTAAATCCAATCGACATACCACGAACTAAACCTGTTTTGATACTGTCCCAAGCCTTTTGTAGCAGCTCTTTTAATTCCACTGACTCAACTTCACTTGGCTTAACTAATTGGACCTTAACCTTAATTCCCTCATCCGTGATCGTCGCCTCAATCACAGAACCAATCGGCTTTTCTCGGTAATGCTGCCAAAGGAAAGGAACTGGCAAAGTAAATTGCGCACCTTTAGGCTCGACAATATCGTCAACTCGATCAGGTGCAGGCGTTGTCGCAATACCCTCAATAATCCACTGCTCTTCATCAATAGACTTGATATTGAGCAAGCTATAAGCGAGCTTCATATTTTTAAAACTCCAAAAAAAAGCGACCTAAAAAAGGTCGCCTGATAAAATTAAAATCTATTATGCAAAATAGATGCTGTACTTTTTTGCTGCTGGCTCTGGATTCATAGACATCAAAGCCACACCGTTAAACATCGCAATCAATGGATCAATTTTAGCTTTTCCAGATTCTTGCTTACGGATCGTCATCGCATTGCCTTGATAAACCCCCTTAGCATTGCCCACACACCAATTCATCATCGGCTGCCCAGCATGTAAAAATTTACCTTCAGCCACTTTCCGTTCGGTTGTTTGAACATAACCTGATAATTGATAACCTTGAGGCACACCAATTAACAACTCAAAAGGAATTTCTTCAAGCAAACCATCTTGTAACGAAGGCATACCCAATTTATCCAAACCAATTGCAGCTTTTTCAGGAAATTTTCCCGCATCGTAAATTCGTCTACACAACTGAGCAGCTTGCCTTACATCATCACCAATATTTTCAACAATGACCAAATCACCCTGATCACGAAAATCTTTTAAGGTTGGCGCAATATCCTTTCGACGCTCTAAGACAATTGGATGCGCCCAAGCTCTATTCCAGCAATACCATTTTGAACGATCATCTTTATCTCGCCCAATAACAGCCATACCGAACAGATCATCTAGGCCACCACCATCAAACCCAACTGTACAAAGCTCACTTAAATCCAAAATTGATTCGATGAATAGCTTGTCTTTATAGGCTGACAATTGCCAAAAATCTGCACCTGCCCAACGATCTGCCCGCTTATTTAAACCGATTTCAATATTCAAATACTTGGCTAAAAAAATCTGAACTGACTCATCACCATTTTCCTGTGCCTGCTCATACTTATTCGTTAAAAATCTAATGTAAGTTGAACGCCCAAGATTAGGATTAGTCACATAAAAAAAATCAGGATTCAGATAACTTTCATCATCAATCATTTCCTGCGGGAACTCATACAACACAGGCAAAAACGATGGATTAACAATTTCACCATCACGCACCTTACGCGCATAATCTAATTTTTTCTTAAAAATTCCCGCTGGAGGCTTATCCGATTGAGTTGATAGATAAATCAAAAAACCTTCAGGAAATGAAGCCATACCACCCGTTGCCTCTTCTAACATAGATTCAGCATTAGCACGTTCACCAAAAACCCAAAGCTCATCCACCAAAATAAATGCACCTTTTGCCCCTGCACTTGATCCAGTTTCAGCAGCAACGACCATCAAGACAGCATTTGTCGTACGATGCGTAATTGTTCTTGTATGCTCTGAAACACTGAATAGAGCATTTAGCTCAGGATCAGCCCGAATCATGTTTTTAAGCGGGGTAAAACTGTTATCAGCAACCTTTTTTGTCGGCGCAATGATAATAAATTCAGCAGCTTCACGACTATTTAAAATAATCGCTGTAAGCATAATGCCCGCTGCCATTGTGGATTTCGTATTTTTCTTACTGATCAGCAAGAAAAATTCATTAATTAATCGCTGATTGCTCTGATAGTCCAAAGCACCAAAGATTGCAGCTACGAAATCAAATACCCATTGAGCTGTGATCTCGCCAATTGTTGGCTTTCCAGTCACATCAACAACAATTAATTCTTTAAAAACACGTAAAGCCATATCAGCTTCAGCAGGAAACAACGGCTCAAAAGCGATTAGCGATTCTTTTGCTAAAATCTTCTTTTCCCAATCTGGGCAAGCTGTTGTCCAGACCGGGGACATTGAAGACATATCAACTCACTACTTGTTGTTTACGTTGCTCATCAGCAGTTGCAAATTTACTCTTTTTAGCGACTTCACCTGCAACAGCAGCACGACCATCCTTAATGCCCATTTCACCCACTTTGCCGAACTCATACGGCAAAGCAGCTTTGGCTGCCTCAATACGAGTCTTTCGATCTAAACGAGCATTTTTGTAAACAGATCGCAAAAACTCTAAAGAATTGGTTACACTCTCCATCTCTTGAAAGTCGGCTTGTATAGCGGCTTCACCTAAAGGCGTAGCATCCAACCCCCCGCCCCCCTGAGAATTCAAGCTCGCCAGATATGCAATAACATCGGGATCATCCGCAAGTTGACTACCTTTTGCCCCTGCCGAACGCTCAGAATAGCCAGCCAAGACAGCAGATTCTTTATTTGACTTACCTTGCATCTTTGCACGGCAAAAATCTTTTTTCTTTTGAGTCAAAGCCATTTTTACCTCCAAACTGCAAAATATTGGCAAGATTTATCGAAATTTATCTATTTTCTAAAAAAGTTTATTTACTTCTTTGAAAATAGGAAAATTTTTTACAAATGAGAAAGGAGGGCGGTGTCCGCTAAAGCCATTTAAGGAATTTTTTGATACCCCCACCATGTAAAAAATGCACCATTTAGATGCATTTTTCTTAAATATAATTGTTCCACGAAAATCATTTGATCTTCCGTTCCGCTCGACGCTTGCAGATCACATCAAACTGATCATCAGTTAAATCATCGATTATTCCGATACCAACCGATGTTAGCTCAACACTAAATGGAAGCTGCTCTATAAAATTAGGATGTATTTCAAGTGTTGCTGTCCATCGCGGATTATCAACACTACCCTCTAATTTAATTGATTTAATACCACCGATCTTTGATCCATCCGCTAAAGTAACTTCCGTACCCAATGCGGCTGGACCATCTGGAATAGAGATTTGTGCAATCTTATTGTTCATGGTTTAACCCTAATTTGTGTTCAAGATCAGTAACCTTTTGGCTTTGCTCATTGAATGCTTGACCTTGCTGAATCAACAACTTGTCTTTAGCCTCTAGCTTTCGTTCCTGAACCAACCAAGCTTCCCAACCTGCATTCACTATTTGAGCAGCAATTTCATGTTCTTTAGTTGTACCCAACTCAACAAAACAAACCTTATCAAAGCTATAAGTTACAAAGCTAAACAAATGTTTAATCGAAAATACGCCCAATTGAAAATCTATTGCTGTCTGTCTGAACTGATTTTTAACACTCTTCATCGCTGACCTGCCCTACTTTCTTCTAATGACTTAGTGTTATGGCATGGCTTACAAAGTGACTGAAGATTGCTCATATCATCTGTACCACCCTGAGCAGTATTGACGATATGATCACACTCCAGTTCCATTGTGACTCGACCACAACTACAACACGCCCAGTTGTCACGCTCATGTACCAATATCTTTAATTTACGCCACTGACGACCACCACGGCCCTTGCCATAATTCTTTTCAGGCGGGGGCAAGGTTGCATGGTTGCATTTCAATGTCGGCAACTTAGATGATCCCAATTTAGGTAATCTCATTTTCAATCCTCAACTAAATATAAATCTGTATTTACATTGATCGGCTCAAGGATCACTAACGACATATCAGCAACTAGACGCTGGTGACACGGTGAACAAACTGATAACCAATTATTCTTATCCCAAAATAAAACACGATCCAATTTAGGATCTGTCTTATGCGCTACAGTACAAGCAACCGACACATAACCGCGACGATTACAGTCTTCACAAAGCGGAGTCTGCTCAAGCTGATTAGAAACAGCAGCTTTCCAAGCTTTATCTTTAAATCCTTTTTTGCTTGCTCGGTCCTTGACTCGTTCAGCCTTAGCTATGTCTGCTTCATGTTTTTTCCAGACTTGTTCACGGTCCATAAATCAAACCTCTAAAAATTAGCCCATCCTTTCGGACTACTCTCGCGGGGCTAGACGCTACTCCCGTACTTTAAAAAACCACTGGATAGGCACAGTATTTTTTAATTTTCTGGTTTCGTTTCAGAAGAAGTATGGCGGGGCATCACTCCCAAATCAGTTATCACTTTCCTGCATATCCTATCCATGCTTGATGAACTGCATGGGTTGTACACACTTTCGCGGTGTCTATGCGCGCTTACTCAAACAGTCTTTAGCTAATCAGTAAGCTTTAATACATGGGTACAAACATTATTCAACTCCAAAAAAAAGACTGTATGCCCATCTATTAGAAGCATACAGCCTTATAAAAGAGTCCTAAGACTCAGAGAAAACTTATAATTATTCATTATGGGAAAATTTAGATCATAACTGGCTCACCTGTCAAGTAACTTTTAAGAATAAAAGTTACTTTTTTAGTAGTTTTTATTAATTTGATATTGGATTTTATCCTCAATAATTTCGATCTCTTCATTTAGAATATCTCTAAACTTTGAAACCAACTTACCGATTTTGCGCTGCACTTGCATTCGACTAATACCGCCTATTAACGCTCTATTACGCTCAGACGGCTTATAATCTGGGGTAACTGCACAAACCTCAACTAATGCAATATAAATTGCAATTTCATTATCAGAACTCAATTCAGCCATCTTCTTAGAGACATATTCAGAATGAATAAATATTGCAGCAGATTTCAATTGCTGAATATTATTATGCTGCAATGCATAACACTCGATTAACTTATTTTGAACTGGTGTAAGCTTTGCATAGCTCAATGTTAAACATGCATCAACCGTTGTAAATAAAGGGATACCGCCTGATGGAATAGTCTCAAGATTTACTGATTTAGGACTCAAATATTTAAGTAGTTTTTCCATTGGTCAGCCCTTCAGGTGAACAAGTGAACGAAGAGTGAATGAGATTTTTATCTCGTTCACCTTATAAGTATTTGTTTTTATTTTTAAATTTATTAAAAGTGAATGAGTGAATAAAAAAATACGCGCGCGTAAGAGAATAAAAAAAATAAAGAGAATCATATTGGTGAATAATATATGAATAGATAGGTATAAAAAAAAATTTCCCACGTGTGCGCGTGAAATCTCGTTCCCTCGTTCACCTGAGAGCTTTATATTATTATAATTCAATATCTTGCTAGGTGAACGACTAGGTGAACGAGCTAATTTGTCATTCCCTTCGTTCACCTGAACAGCTTCGCAAGATATTGTTTTTACATAACAAAGCTTAGGTTTAGGCAGATTGTTTGTCAAGCACATTTGGTACACCATTTTCAAATTCATTTACGCACTCTCCATACCAGTCAATTGCAGTCATACCATGTGGAACTTCACCAATCTTGATAATCAAGGATTGATTCTCTTTAAATTTCTGTCGCTTATCTCTCCACTTTTGCTTATCAAGCAACTCTACTCCATCTATCTTTTTTAGATCCTCAGTAAATTTTCGGTATGAATATTTATGCTCAAGCGTCGATGATGCCCATTCTTTGTACGCATCATAAAGCTGCCTTGCCATGCAACTAATACATTTGTATTTCGTTTCACCCGCAATCCACTCATCAATAAAAACCTCAATAGATCGCTTACTTGCATTCATTAATGCTCGTTTTGCTTCCGTAACTGGTGGCTTGTCATGTTTGAAATCATCCAGAGGTACTGTGAGCAAATAGGTATAAAATGCATCTAATCCATCGCCTGCAATTTCTGCATAAACTTGTTCGCTCAGTGAATCACTTAATTTACTTTGCGGTGCGATCACAAACCAACGTCTAGCCTCACCATGCAACGGAAATGGAATATTTTCATTCGATGCAAAAGCCATATTGAAATAAGCAGGCACTTGTTTCTGAGGACGTTGCTTTTCATTGATCGTTACGCTTTTAGCCGTGATCAATGCATTTAAGTACGGTGTTACGTTGTATTTAGTTGCATTCGTTGCAATTTCTTCACCAAAGATGAAAGCAGCATTGTTTAACCAACCGTTAAACTGAGGGCTTTCCAATTCTTGAGAAGTAATAACTCGATGATATTTGCCATAAATACCGCCCATCACCTTTTCAAATAAGGTTGTCTTTCCCGATCCTTGAATATGACTTGCCATCAATACAGCACTGTGAGCTTTTTGACCCTCATTTTGAATTGGATAAGCAAGCCACTGGAGTAACCATTGCGTTATATCCAAATCACCATTGCACAAGCTCCAAACCATCTTTAAGATGCCCGCGCATTTTGAACGAACCACACTGTAATCATATGGATTTTGATCCTGATCTAATAAAACTCCAGTCGGATAACCCTCAAATGTGTTGATGTAATTTGGATCAATATCAATTTTACGTGTCGGATCAAAAATCAGCTTTTCATAATCAATTTCGCTACGTTGTGGACTTTCAATCCATTTTTTATATTCATGCGGATACATCAATTGAGCAGCCGACCATGACACCACTCGATTGAGTGATTTATCATATAAAAACGTTTCACCTTTCAACAAAATACAATTCTTACTCATTGCAGGTGCAATATCTCCAGCACCATCAACAAGCATCTGCTCGACCTCATCTTTTTCAAGCGTTTTACGATCTTCATGGGCATACCAATTTTTATAGATACTGCTCAACGTATGTTTAAGTGATGAAATCTTGAATTTATGCTTAGTCTTTAGGTCGAATGCATCATTACTACATGCAATTACCGCATAACGCTCTAAAGCATTTTTCAATTTTGCAGCAGGACTGTTGGGATCAATAACTCTGAAATCCTCGCCACTCCCCGTTTCAAGCTGCTGACCAGTTTCAGAATGCCCATTCATGGGCGGTGCAAAATCTAATTTAAACTCATCATCGGAATTGCCGATATTTGACGGATTTCCCGAGATTTGCCCAAGATTCTGGTCGGCTAAAACTGAGGGGTGCGGGGAAACAACAGAAGCAAGATCAGATGTTGAAATTGCCGTTTCGATCTGCCGACGAACTTCCTCTAAACCCGCTATAACGTGTAGATCATTAAAGTCCGATGGTGGCTTTGGTGTTGCTGGTGGCTGCTCGTTATTTTCTTCGAGATTCATATTGTCTCCACCGTTTTGAAATCGGGTAATACATAAATACCGCCAGTGGCAGCCACAGCTTTTTTAGACGCTTTTAAACCTGCATCAGGAGGATCAGAATGACTATCATCATCAGTGCAATAAACAATCTGTAAAGCTGGAAATTTTGACCGAATAGCTATACCTACTTTGTCAGTATTTCCTGATTGAAATGACAGGATTGTAGTTCTTCCCGTTGCTTCATAAATGCTTGCTCCAGTCGCATACCCCTCTGCCATACAGACGATTTGGTTTGGCTCTACAATCTCTCCAATGATGTAAAAGCAACTATTTAGCCTCGCACCTTTCAAATAAGGCTTAAATCCATCTGCATGAATTTCTTGAATATTCCAAATCTTGCCGTCTATATCAAACAAAGGAACAAGCAGATTGCCTTTGCCATTGATCTTACAGCCGTGATTTTTAACTTGCTTACGTTCTAAGTAAGGACAATCACGGTCAACAGATTTACCTTTCCAAAGCCGATCCGCACGTTTTGCAGCAGCTTCTTGCGATTTGCGCTCTTCAGCTTCAGCTTGTAAACGCAACTTCTCTTCACGTTCGCGCCACTTTTTACGATCTGCATCGGTTACATTGCTATCAGATGACAAGCCTAAAATTGAGCCAACTTCTTTTAAAACTTCAGCATGAGAGTAGCCACGTGCTTTGACGATCAGTTCAAAACCATCGCCTGCATTACACTGATTACATATCCATGTGCCTTTGCCTTGTTTGTCGTCACAACGAAAGCGATCTGTACCGCCGCAAATCGGACATGGTCCATGTTTGTTTTTATGGACTGGTACAGTGATGGCAAAAGCAGGAAATATCATATCTTTCCAATGACCTAGCGCTGCATCACGTACTTGAGGGAATGTTAGAGCCATGATTATTCCCCACTTAGCGCTTGTTCAATACGAAAAATTGATTGTTCTGCTTGTGACACGTACCACTCTGCATAATCATCTTCATACGGTGTAGATATACAGATAAAATTATTTAATTTCGCATGTTTTAATTTTTGCTTAACAACCTCTAAACCACCATGAAATTCAATATTTTCAAAATCTGAAATGGCTTGTTGAAGCGAATTAAGTTCTTCATAATTTTCAATATAAGCAAGTACAAGCGTATGCTCTTTCGATTGCTTCAAGCCCATTTCATTCACATATTTATATGCATTCATAAGCTTTTACCCTCATGATGCAATTCAGCCATTGCAAGCAAAGTTGCAGCAATTCGAATTAAGTCATAAGATTCTTTACGAATAATCGCCAATTCATCTTCTGTGATCACATCATCTTTAATAGCCGCAACGATGGACTGAATCAGATCGCCATTCTCATGTGCCAATCTTCCAACTTTAAAAATAAAATCAGAATTGGAAAGCACATCTACCTTTGGCAACTCAAACCAAGCTGCATTTCCATGAATTGCACAAATACTATCCATAATTCGAGCATCTTTAGTTTCTGAAAGGATGCCCTCCAAATGATAAATATTCGGCTTGTGCGTTGGAGTCGTAGGATTTATAGAACTACGGAAAGTATTAATATTCCAACCATTCTTTTCTGCAATGACTGCCATCATGCAATCATCTTTATCAGAATTACTTACAGCAGCTTTAAGTGCTAATTCAAGGGGCAAAACAGCACGCTCTCGACGTTCAGTTAAAGAAAGAACCATGTTTAAAATCTCCAAATTCATTCATTTTTTTATTTTTTTGACGGATTTAAGCTACTTCTAAGTTATAGAACCAGCGAACAATATCTTCATATGAAAAGCGTTTTTCAGAATTATCAGCCAAGGCTTGCATTAACTCAGGACGTGGAATCTTGTAACGATGACGTAAGTGAGTTCTTAAATATGATGATGACGTACCGCATTTTTGAGCATATTCATCAAGCTCATTCGTACCATTCTCACGATCTGCACGATCCAAAGCAGTTATGAATGCACCAAAATCAAGTTTTAAGGGAAGTTCCAAAGCCATTTTAAGTTACCTTTTCGGTGATAATTAAAATAAGTTACCTTTTAAGTAACTTTAAATCAACTATAAAAGTAACTTTTCTTGGAATTTAATCACCTTTTTTGGCATTTGTATTTTATTTCAAAAATGCGAATATCCATCGCAAATCCAACACTGGCAACGTTTATGGCTAAAATTAATGTAATTAGACGTGAAACCACTCTAAAAATCTTAAAACAATTAAAAGATAACTATGGGATTGAACGGAAGGATTTTGCTGAAATTGCTGATATTAATTACAACCTATTAAATCAGTATCTTTCAGATAAAGGTCATAAGAACATTGGAGCTAAAACAGCAAGAGCAATTACAAGTGCAATCGGCGTAGATCCAGAATGGATTGATCAGATTCGTAACGATCTTGAGATTAAACTAATATTAAGCCGAAATTTTCAAACGACAAAATCTGACGTATTACAGCCGAATTTAAGTGTTAAAACACCACTTGCTACTTACAAAGTTGATGCTAACTCCTTTAAACTGCTACCAATAATGAAAACAATCTTTCTTTTCAGAGGTAAGGCGGTGGAGATAGTCGAAAATGATAGTGTAAAGTTTGGTATTGAAGTTCCATCAAGTATGATTGACCCAGTAGCATTCGAGATCGCAGGAAGCGGTCATGTAAGACCCTATAGAAGCGGACATGTAATTCTTGCAGATGCAGGAATTGAGCCTATTTTAAGTGAAGATATTTTAATCAAGACGGTTGATAATAAATATTTCATTGGTGAATTTATGTATGATCGCGAATCAGAAATAGAGATTCGCACAATAGACGACTTCCCAGAAGTGATTCAAAAAGCAGATATTGAAAAGACATATGCAATTGTAGCTTTCTATACTTCTCGAAAAAAATTACCAATCTCAACTTAAAAGTAGTTTTCCCACATATAAACCACGCTAAATGCGTGGTTTTTTGTTGTTTTTACAAAAATAATTCGAACAAATAAAGTAACTTTAATTTAATTAAATCACCTTTAAGGTATTGACAAGCATTTTTGGTAACTTTATCTTAGTTACCTAAATCACCTAAAAGGTAACTTTAAATGAAAAAACAATTTCATGAGTTCGACCAATTCGACGGTATCGTCGTTGGTCGACTGCTCGCCCCTGATTTTGCGCAACCACAAAGTGATTATGATTTTTATCGCTCAAGATCAATTGATCAAATTGAGTGTTCAATCTCAAATATCTCAAGCGCTCGCACATACCCTGAGCTTATTGCTTCAGTTGCACAAGCAAACGCTTTCATTGATTCAGCTTACAACCTTGAACTTATTAATTTAAGTGAAAAAGTTGAATGGGTGAATAAAGTTCATGCTGCACACAAAAATCAATTAGTTGAGGCGTGATCATGAGAGAAGCTATTCAACTCACCTCGTTTTATATCTCAGTTTTTTTATTGCTTGGATTTGTAGTTTTTTCAAGCTTAAAAAGCTGCGCGCATTCAATTGATCAAGATGCAGAACGTGCTATTGCATACCAAGCACAATTCCAAAATGCCAACGAACATGCGGTTTATGTTCGTCATTTGGGAGATAAGTGATGTCAAAGACCGAACTTAGACTTGGATTGCTTACCCTCATGATTCTCTTGTTCGGCTATGCAATCACCACTGCACTGGAGAATAGTTATGCAATTCTATAATCCTGAAAGCAAAGTAATTAAACGTGACTTTAGTGCTGATGTTGATGCTTGGCTGGCACAAGGTAATAAAATCAATGAACTTCCATTCGGTCATTCTGAATTTAAAGATGGGAAAATCCCATATTCTAAAGCACCAGTTCAGCAGCTTGATATTGAAAAATATAATGCTGAGCAAGTAACAAAACATACCCCAGTGAAACCAAGAAAAGAAAAGACAACCAAGGTCAAAACAGTAAAAAAGCGAGCATTAAAACCAAAAGTTGAAAAAGTTTTGAAGCCAAAACAGGCAACAAAATTGGTTGTTTATTCAGTGCGTTCAATGATCTACATGAACAACTGTAGTGCTTTCAAAGAAGCTAGAAATTTAAAACTAGTGATGTTTGTCGCTCTATGCATACGCCATTCATATTCTACTTTCAAAATGCAGAAAAATGGACGTGCTCGCTGTATTAAATGCTTAGAAGAGTACAACGAAAATAATCTTAAAGATTATAAGCGTAAAAAATTAAACCGTGAATTAATGCTCGTAGCTGCCTTAGCTAAACAAAAAAACTTTATCGGTAAATGCAAAACTCATGGCGAAACTAATTTTTTAATTTCACATTCTTCAAACACTATTTCTAAATTGAATTACAAATGTTGCCGTTGCAGCTCAGCAGCGCAAATGAAGGCAAGAAAGAAAAAAGGAGCTGCTGCATGAATCGTTTAATGATTGATTATGAAACACTAGATGTTGCTGAATGCCCCGTCATTTTAAGCATGGGTGCAGTTGTCTTTAATGAAAATGGAATTATTGACTGTTTTTTTGAAAAGATAGATCAGCATTCATGCTTAGACCTTGGCTGTACTGTTTCAGTCGATACCCTGCTTTGGTGGGAAGAACAATCAGATGCAGCAAAAAAAGCCGCATTTGGTGGGACTACAAATATTGGCTATGCAATGGGTATGCTTGTAGATTTTTACAAAAAGCATGAATGCCAAGAAATTTGGAGTAAAGGATCAATTGCGGATATTCGATGGACTAATAATATTCTCAATAAGTTGAATCTAAAATCACCATGGAAATTTTGGGAAGAAATGTGCTTCAGGACGTATTTAAAGTATTTGCCTAAAGTTGACTTTCAACCAGTGGGCGAAGCTCACAACGCGCTTGATGATGCTATTAATCAAGCTAGGCATTGGATTGAGATTAATCAACAGAATCACGCTAATTTTCAAATTCTTAATCGTTTTAGTCCAAACCCCAGACACTTCACATGTCAAGCTATAGACACACTAGACGAAGTTGTTGAAAGGCTTATCAACATTGATGGGATAACTATTGAAGCTATTGAAGCATCAGTTTTAAAAAATGGGTATCAACTGGAGCTAGTAACAGGTACAGAAGCACATGCAACATACGCAATTTATCTGAATCGTCATGCTCATATAGTCAATATTACGAAATGCAAATGTGGAAAAATTCATTATCTCGAAGATGAATGCATAGAATGCAATTTTAACCTAGAAGATAACTTTTTAGGAAATGGCACACCCATAGCAATTATTCAAAGTGATTGCAACCCACAACACGAATTAACAATCGAAACCCATGAAGGCTTAATACTTTCACACCCATTGAGTGATGATGAAATGCAAGTAATTAATACAATGGCTGTTTCGATGACTCCACGAAAAAAACTCCTTAAAAATTTTTTTCATAGTGTTAGAAACCAACCCGAAGAATCTTTTTCTCATATTCATAAGTGGATCGAAAGTATTCTAGCAAGTACAAATACAGCTTTTTTTACTGTTCAAATTAAACATTTAAACCAAACAGCAAAGCCAATGAGAACATTAAAAATTACTTGGCTTGAATCATGTCAGCTTTGCGGTTTCTCTGAATATCTCAATGTAACCACAGAAAAAGGCACTGACCACCTTTTGAATGACGAAGATGAAGTTAAGTGTCCCAACTGCGGCAACACAGGTGAAATCTTCTGTGATAACAATGCAGCAGCAGTCAACTGGCACACAGAACTTCCATTTTGAGGATTATCACATGACTACATATACAGAAATGCTTGAGACACCTCAAATCATCACAAAAATTGAATCAGCAATTGGCGGGCAAATTGTTAGCGTTTATTTGGCTGCTCACTTAACACCACCAATCCCGTTTCAGGAAAATGGTCGCTTTAAATACGTTGATCCAGCACCACAGAAATATGCAAATCATTTACGTGAAGGCATGAAATTGTTTGCTGAGTTACTTGATGAAATTCATCAAAAAACTGGAGGTGAAGATGCCTGAGATCATCATCACCCTAGAAGTTGATTCAGCACCACAATTAGTACTTGGGCAATCAATCTTTGGCGGAATTATTACAGCCCTAAAGCTTGAAAAGAAAAAGTTAGTTTCAGTTGCTGATCTAGTTTCTAAATATAGCTTGTCAGATGAAACGATCCGCACAAAGTGCGCAGCAATCAATTTAGGTAGCAATGGCAAACATCTTTATGATCCAGATGCAGCCGATGCAATTTTGAAAAACACCAAAATTCGACGCGGTGCAAAACGTATCAATTAATTCACTTATTTTATTTAAAGAGGCAATATTATGAAAAGATTAACAACTAACACTGCTGTTTCAATTACAGAAATTTGGAATATAGCTCCTCAAGAAGCATTCCACTGGGAACGATTTCCAAATGGAAAATGTGTATGGCATTGCAGAATAAATAGAAAGACTATTAGTAAAAAAGCTCCAAACTTTGATACTAAGGCAAACTCATTATGGCGCGATGAAAATATGCAAAAAGTTGCAGATGAAACGAATGCTTATATTAATACACAGCTAAGTAAACTCAATATTGTATTAGCATAAAAATATGGATATTTAGCTCTAATTTGATAAATCAGAATGCCCGCTATATGCGGGCTTAGTTTTATCTATTGAAAGCTTCAACCAAATCTTCCGCATTGGGATTGTAGTAAGTATTCACTAACACATCTATCTTCTTATGTCCTGTGATCTTAGCAAGAACCTCTACAGGCATTTTACGCACTCTAACCATTCGTGTAATTGCTTCATGTCTAGTATCATGAAAATGCAGATCATTTAGACCAATACTTGCTTTCTTTTTTTCCCACATCAACCTAAAAGCATTTGTCGTTTGAGGAATGATTTTGCGACCATCATGTTTGATCAATTCAAGCAAAGCTTTGGCTTCTTCAGACAACGGCACGTTACGTGCATCTCCATTTTTCGACTTTGGAATATGGACATGACCGTCATAAATATCATTTTTCACCATCGAAACAAGCTCACTCTTACGCATTGCTGTCTCGATAGCAAACAAGAACCCCCAGGCCACATAATGCTGTGATAAAACTGGCGTATTCCCCTTTTCATACTCCAGTGCTTTCAAGATCAAATCAATTTCTGAAGGATGAATACGTCTATCCCTAGCCTTTGGCTTTTTAGGCTTAGTAATTTGCATCCAAGGATTTTCATTAATTAAAAATAATTCTTTCTGAGCATAGGTAAACATTGCACTGTAATGAGAAATTTCTTTAAGCACAGTATTTGCACTAACTTCAGATGATCGCTTGTTACGCCACACTGTTAAATCTTTTGGTGTTATGTCGTATATAGATTTCTGAGCCAAAGCACCAAACTTCATTTCAAAGTTTTTATACTGGCCAGTGATCCAATCTCTTGATGATTTGGAAGGATTGTATTGACCCACGTCTTGATAGTATTTTGTATTTAAATCACGAAACATAAATTTTGGTTTCAGCTCACCCGTTTCTACTTTTGTTTGAGCCTTTAATTCTAATAATTTTATTGCTGCCCACTGCTCACATTCTTTAGCAGTATCGCGCGTGCAATAGTAACGCTGGTTTTGATATGAAATGGTGATTGTATAAGTCTCACCTCTTTTTCTTGGTTTTGGTATTTTCATCTTGTCGCAGATTTGTCGCAAATGGCTTGGCAATATTGCCATTTTTTACCAAAAAAACCAACTTTACCAAACATAAATAGCGTCAAACAGGCATAAAAAAAGACCTACAAGTCTTTGAAATGCTTGTAAGTCTTTGATTTATCTTGGTAGGTATAAGCAGACTCGAACTGCTGACCTCTACGATGTCAACGTAGCGCTCTAACCAACTGAGCTATACACCTAGAATGCAAG